CCCTCACGCATCTGCGTGAAGGCGGCGTTCCTGTCCTGCATGGTCTGGTCCATCGTCGCGCGCTGCGCTTCGGTCTGCGCATTCGAGGCCAGCATGCGCTGCATGAAGCCCTGGTTCTGGGCGGTCTCCATGGCTCGGTTTTGGTTGGCAATCGTCGCCGCGTTCCTAGCCGATGCCTGCGAGGACATGACGGTCCCGCCCACAGCGGTCGCGGCGCTGACGCCGGCAGCGATGGCGGAAGCTGCTCCTGCGGAGATACCCATGGCCCCTATTGCTCCAGACTGAGCCGGTAAAGCTGGCCGAAATCCTCGGCCCCCATCCGGCGATAAAACGCCCCCAGCCGTGGCCCTGCGCCCAGCACGCCGGCGCGCATCTGCACCTCGCTGACGCCCTTGTCCCGCAGGGTCTCTACCGCCGCACGTTGCAGCTTCATGCCGAGGTTCTGGATCGAGGGTGACGCGAAGAACACGCTATGCACGGCAATCGTCTTGTCCTCGGCTTCCAGGGACGGCCCGACGACGGACACCAGATAGCCGAACAACCTGCCGTTGCTGCGGGCCGTGATGATCTGCAAGGCCCCTATCCGCTCAAGCTGCCGCAGCAAGGGAACATTGATGAACAGGTAAGCATCCGGTGAGCGGTCGGTGATGACCGCGTGCTCCCGGAACAGCGGGATGGCCTCATCGTAGGACGCCATCGTTTCCTCTTGAAACGTGACGCCCTCGATTTCCGGGGTTTTCTGCAAGCCACTCAGCATGCGCTGCTTCGCCTGCTTCGCGACCTTTTCGAGTTGCGGCCGGTGGGCGTGAAAATACCGCATCATGTGACCAAGGTTGATTTGCAGGTTGAGCCGGTCGAGCCGCTGCCACCAGTCGTTGTCGTGTGGGTAGGGCAGGCAGTGCTCGAACAGTTCGGCGCAGCAAGCCTCGCTTTTTAGGTCGGCGAAGGCGAACGAGCGCACCCCCGGGACACGCTTCTCGACCTGATCCAGCTTACGGTCGAGCCGGTGCATCAGGGGCGCGAGCGTGTCGTCGAACACCACGCCGGTCGCACGGAGCGAGTGCAGAACTTCGTCAACCGGGCGGCGGATCGTCACCACGCGCACGTCAGGCCGATACTGCAACAGGAGCCGCCAGAAGACGGCGCCCGCCGTCTCGACCGTGCCCGTGCAGGGCTGCGCCAGCCACGATTTGACATCGTCCAGCGAACGGCAGTGGCAGATTTCGTCATGCCCGCACTGCCAGTCGCCATAACTCAAGAACGACGCCAGCCAGCGCGACCGGCTCCTTGGCAGCGAAAGGATGACGAACGGCGTCACAACTTGGCCGAATTGGTGCCGGTCAAGCCCGCCCCGCTGTAGTAGCGCCCCAGCGCCGTGTTCGCCTGCACGCCGCCGAGATAGCTGCCGGTGCTCCCCAGCACGCCGCCGAAGATGTCCCCCAGCGTGCTCACCTGCGGCACGCCCGAGGTCGAGGCCACGAGGTCGTTGGCGTTGCCGCTGATCCCGGAGATGGCGCTCTTTTGCGTTTGCAGGGCCTGGTTCACGTCGTCCATCGTGTTGCCGGCGATCGGCGAGCCGAGGCTCTCGGATGACTGGACCTGTCCCAGCAAGGCGTTCTTCTCGCCGGCGACGTTGGTGCGCAGTGTGTTCGCTTCGCTCTGAGCGGTCTTGGTCTGGTCGGCGAGCGTGCGGCCGGCGGTCTCCTCGATCAGCCCCAACTGGTTGGCGTTCGCCTGACTTTCGGTCAGCCCCGAACGCGCCATGTCGAAGGTATTTTGTTTGGTGGCGAGGTCCTTCTGGTAGCCGACCTGATCGCCGGCCTGGGACATGTAGTCCTGGGCATACTTGTTGAAATAACTGTCGTTGAACTGCGCAAAGGCGTCGTTGATCGACTTGGTGCCCTCGGCGAGGTTCTGCGACCGCCCGGTGTCGTAGGCACTCTGCCGCGCCGCCGCCTCGTCGGCCTGCTTCTGCGCCAGCGCCTGCTGCTGTTGTTGATAGTCGAACTGCTGCTGGTTGAACGCGTTCTGCTTGTCGGCGATTTCCTTCTGGGCGGCGATCTGCTTGTCGGAAAGGTCCTGGCTGGCCATGGTCTGATACTGCGACACGCTGGTCGCGCCGCGCGCCAGATAGTCGCCGGGGATGCCTTCTTCGGCGTAATGCCAGTTGCCCGCCGGGTCAGCAAACATGCCGTAGCTTGGTCCCGAGTTCCCGCCGCCGCCCATGCACATCTTGCAGTCTCCACGCGTAAAGAATGAAATCCTGCTGATCGCGGCCATAGCCGCGCAGGTAGGCTTCTTCTTCGGCCCCCAGCGAAATCAGCCAGCCACGGCTGTCGTGGTTGGTGGCGAGGGCATAGCACTCGGCCCGATGACAGTTAGCTTTGCGCAAACGCGGGATAGACCAGTCGCGCGCAAACCGGGTGACGTGCCGCACCACAAGCGGCCACAGTTCGGTCCCGAATGCCCCGGCGGAAACGACGCCGGGGCGGGTCGGGATCACGCCTGCCATCGCCACCGGCTCGGCATCAACACAGAAGATGCGCCACATCGCGTGCGCGACGGTGAGCATCTCGTCGGTGAGCTGGTCGGGGTCATTGTTCCAGCGCAGGGCGTAGATTTCAGCCTGGTCCCGTGCACGCAGGTTGCGCACGATGTGCGCGACCTCCTCGCGGGCGAACGGCGGTCCCTTCACGGTGATCACGTTCGTCACTCGCTACCTGAAGGCCGGGGCGTGGCTGAACAGCAGGTAGGCAATGAAAAACGCAAATGCCGCCCAGCCGAGATTTGGTCTGGGGGTGACGGGCCAGTTTGCGGCGGCGCACACCGCCAGCACGAACGCGAACACGAGCAGGATCAGTCCTAACATGTCCATTTTCCTACTTTGTCCAACCACTCATGTCGCAACCCTCTCAGCCTTGCGCGTGTAGTAGTAGCTCAGGCACCGTTCTCGATTGCAGGTCGAGCACACCTGTAGGATGTTCTGGTAAGAATACGAATAATGCAGGTCGTAACGATGCCCCTGGGGACAATGCGTGCGGTAGACACGCTTTTTGACACCGGAACGCGCCATGTCCTGCATGTTCTCTTTGTGCGTGCCAAGATAGAGATGTTCCGGGTTGACACAGGCCGCGACGTTGCAGCGATGCAGCACCCATTTATCGGACGGGATGGGTCCGTTAGTTTCTTCCCACACCATGCGCGCAACCGTCAGCCGGCGGCGTTTACCGCCAACATGACGGGCAAGCATGGCCCGCCCATACCGGCCATCAGCATCCCCGTCCCACAACCAGCAACCGCTGTTGGGTTCAGGGATGACCCAGTGCGACCAGTGATGCGGAACGGGTCCTGTTCGTTTCGACATCGTTACTTCGTCCAGCCTAATTGAGGGTTGACGTGGATGGCGGCGAGCTTGGCCGGCCCCGGTGCCTGATGCTCCATGTGCATGGCGATGTGCGAACCGACGCCGGCGAAGGGGATCGACTTTTCGCCGTAGGTGTTGTCCGCGAGGTTGGCCACCAACTCGAACGCTTCGAGGTTGTTCGGCAGCATGCCGACAGCGAGCGACCAGTTGCCCTCGCACATCACGTCCAGCGACTTGAGCCGTTTGGTAGTGGTGGGGCTTTCGATCGCCAGATGCGGCGTGCGCACTGTTACCTTGCAGCTATCATATTCCTTGAGCGTGGGACCGCCGTAGAGATAGACCGTGCCATCGGGACCGCGCGCGAAAACCCGGTTCTGCACGACCGCGAACTCCTGCACCTCGAAGCCCGGATCGAACACGCTCCACGCGGTGATCTTCGAGGACGGGAAGTAGGACAGGACATAAATCTTGCCGGCCAGATGCAGCCAGTAGCGTCCGTTGACCGGCTGGATGGTGGCCCGCGCCTTCGCGGCCAGGACCGGGTTGTCGCGGATGATCGGGATCAAAATCGGGTCAATCGCCGAACCGACGTCCGTGACCGACGCCGAGAGGTTCATCGTCTGCGCGTGCAGGCTGCGCACGCCGCTGTCGGACAGGAACAGCACGTCGCCGGTCCCGAATTGCAGGATCGAGTGCGGGGCCACGGTGCCGATGCGCAAGGTCTGCTGGATCGCTGATTTCACCGGATCAGGATCGAGCGTCCAGATCGTGGTTTGCAGGCGCGAAAGGATCGCCATGCTGTTGTAGTATAGTTCCATCCCCTGAAGCTCCTCGGCATCAGGGTCCTGCTCGGCGATGTTGATGAAGCCGGCGCCGTTGTTCGGCGCGGGCGCGGCCGGATCGAGCACGCCGGGATCGCCGATGCCCGAGAAGCGCAGGAACTCGCCGTCGATGCGATACATCTTGGAACGGAACGTGCGCGAGTAGCTGCCGAAGGCGGGGAGACCCCCGGAGCCGGTGTCGACCAGCCGGAACCCGTCCCAGAACACGGCGCTCTCGCCGGTCACCCCGTCGACCATCGAGACCTGGAACCTGCCGGTGTAGGCTTCGACATCCTGGATGACGGGATCACCGCCCAGCGCGCCGGTAAGCGTGTGCCCGACGATCGGCACGGGACATGTCCCGGGCGTGATGGCGGGGGCCAGTTCCCAGCGGAACGTATGCAGGCTGTCCCCCTGCCCGAAAATATACTGGTCGAAAGTGAGCGTCGCCACCGGCACGAACGCCAGCCGCTTCTCGATTTCGCCGCCGGGGTTGAGCACGGCGTTCTCAAGAATGCGCAACGTGCCCGATGGCGCCGTCAGCGCAGTCTTGCGCGTGTCCAGCCCACCCAGGAAGTCGCTGATCGTGAAGACGCCGGCATCGGGCATCACGGCCCCCTGTTAGGGCCGCTGCCATATCCGGGAGGCACGTAGTCGAGGCCCAGCACGGGCTGCGCGCCGGGACGGCTCTGCGCGTCGCCGCCGCCGGCGCCGATCGCCATCGGCCGCGTGCGCTTGTGCGTCGACTGCCGCACCCGGTGCCGGCGCATCAGTTCGGCCGCGCGAAGCTGTTTGGCGTCGGCGTCCTTCGCGTTGTCCCGCCGCAGCAGCTCGACCGCGGAGTAGATGACGATCAAATGGTCGGGCAGCACGCACACATCGCTGTCGTTGACCATCCAGGGCACGGTCTTGGTCCCCCGCAGCCGCACGATCGCGTTGGTGGAGGCGGCGTTGCCGTCAGGGATCGGCCACAACTCGAACGTGTTGTCGTCGGCGTGGTGCATCCATTTCTGGGTGGGCCAGGATTTGAACCCGGTGTCCGAGTTCCACAGCACCATCTCGTAGGGGCCGATGCCATAGCTCAGTTCATTGTAGACGGTGTTGATCAGCACCCAGATGTTGCCGATGTCCTCGAACGCGAGATCGACAGGATAGGGATAATAACGCTGGCCATCGGCCAGATGAACGTCGCGGTCAACGATGAGTTGCGGCCAGTCGTAGTCCCGATACAGGTCCTGCTGCGTGCGGTTCAGGTAGTAAAGCAGCGTGTCGCGATCGTTGATGCCGAACGCGACATTGGTCGAGTGCCCCAGCTCGGACCGCAGGTCGC